CTCTACTCTCTTCATCTCCGTGATTTAATTTTAATTCTAGAAAATCATTAATATCACTATGCCAAGGTTCTAAATACATGGCGAAAGACCCATTACGTTTTCCTCCGCCTTGATCAACATATCTTGCCGTAGAATTAAATACCTTTAATAAAGGTATAATACCATTTGATATACCATTTGTACCTTTAATCGGTGATCCTGTTCCCCGAATATTATGTAAATGTAGTCCAATTCCACCCGCCCATTTTGATATACTTGCACAATCTTTTAATGTATTAAATATACCATCAATACTGTCGTCTTCCATTGCCATTAAAAAACAAGAACTTAACTGCTGATGTTGAGTTCCAGAATTAAATAATGTTGGTGTAGCATGTGTAAAATATTGTTTCGACATTAAATCATAAGTTTCTTTTGTTTTTATTAAATCACCCTTATGAATACTGAGTGAGACACGTAACCACATATCTTGGGGTCTTTCTTTAATCACTCCATTACATTTCATTAAATATGATTTTTCTAACGTTTTAAAACCAAAATAATCGTTTAAATAATCTCTATCATAACATACCATTGAATCTAATGCTTCCTTATTTTTCTCACATAATTCATAAAAAGATTGAGAAATAACAGGAGTATGAGTACCTTCTTTATTCTTATTTTCATATAATTCAGTCATTGTTTTAAAAAAAGAATTATTTGTCTTTTTATGATGATTTGATACAATAATACGAGATGCTAATTTACCATAATCTAAATGGGTAGTGATTAAAGAAGCGCATTGTTTTGCAGCAATTTCATCAATTAATGTTGTTTCCATATTAGAATATAATTGTTCAATGACTTTCATTACCAGTTTAGAATATATAACATTTTTTAAAGGAGGATCCATATTTCCTAATATTTTTACACGGTTAATAATTTTATCAAATGAAACTTCCTGAATTGTATTATCGCGTTTTTTTACACACATTTGAATATCCATTATTTTATATATATAATTTATTTTATATTATTTTATAGTACATATGGACTGAGATTAATGTGTAAAGGTATTACGATATACATTAATAGAATCAAGAACAAAAGCATTAAAGTATAATAGAGAGATCATTATAATTATAAATAATGGGTATACCTTCTTATTTTAATCATATAGTTAAAACAAAAAAAGATGTTCTAGAAACATTAACAAATAAAAATTATAAAATAGATAATTTTTATTTAGATTGCAATTCAATTATATATAATGTTATTCCAACCATAGAGTTTATAAATAAAGAGGATTTTGAATATAATTTAATTCAATCCGTCTGTGAAGAAATAAAGAATTATATTTATTTGATAAACCCCAAAAAAAAGGTAATTATAGCTTTTGACGGACTCTCTCCATTTGCTAAAATGAAACAACAAAAAGAAAGAAGATTGAAAAGTTCATTAGAAAATAAGAATACAAATTGGACTACATGTAATATTACTCCAGGTACACCATTTATGAAAAATCTTGATATATCGGTTAAAAAATATTTTAATACAATGGACATGAATTGTAATATAATAATTAGTGGTTCAGATGAGGATGGTGAAGGAGAACACAAAATATTTGAATATATAAGAAATAATAAAAAATATCATAAAAATAAGAATACAATGATTTATGGATTAGATGCAGACTTGATTATGTTATGCTTGTTACATTTAGAGATGACCAATATTTATTTATTTAGAGAGACGCCTTTTTTTATTAAATCGATAGATTCTTCACTTATACCGAATGAGAATTATATATTGAATATTATAAAATTACTGAAATATATTGAGATTGAAATGGGTGAAGGATCAATTCACGATTATATATTTATTTGTTTTCTATTAGGAAATGATTTCTTGCCACATTTTCCGGCACTAAATATCAGAACCAAAGGAATATATATATTAATGGAATGCTATAAAAATAAAATAAATAAAAAGAATCGTATTATCCAAAATAATATCATTCAATGGAAAAATTTAAGATTATTATTAGAATATATTTCATTACAAGAAGATTCTATTATTAAAACAGAATTTAAGAATAGGACCATTTTTAGTAAAAAAATAGATAAAAAATCACAAGTTGACATTCCATTGATTGATAGAAGAATAGAGGAGATGTTAAATCCTGATATTTCTGGTTGGAAAAAAAAATATTACAAACTACTTTTTTTGAATGATGATGATGAAAAAAGAAAAAAACAAATAAGTTTGAATTATTTGGAGGGTTTAGAGTGGACATATAAATATTATACTACAGGTTGTGTAAATTGGAAATGGGCGTATATTTATAATTATCCGCCTTTATTACAAGATTTATTTAAATATATCCCTTATTTTGAATGCGATATGGTAAAGGAGGATTATACACATCTTACACGTGAAGAACAGTTGTCATATGTGATACCAAAAAAATACAATTATATTGTTCCTGACATAGAGATCCCTGAATGTTTTTATTCTATTAAATGGGTATATTGTAGATATTTTTGGGAATCACACATTTATTTTACGTGATAATATATATATATGCACCAATTTTTAGAATATTCGATAAAGAATATATTTGTTCTCTTATCTTTCTTAACTCCACTAATATTAGTATTTTTATTCATATTTATAACAATCATAAATCAAAATATAAAAGGATTTGTATATCTAGCAGGTTCTTTAATTGCCTCATTTATTAATATACTATTACAACATCTTGTAAAAACAGAAAAAAATTTCAAATCAATAACAGTTGATGGTGAAGAACTTCTTACAAGTAAAGAAGAGGGTTTATGTAGTATATTTGATATATTTGGAAGTGTGTCAGAATATAATGAACCTGCTTCTTCAAGTGTTTTTGTAGCATTTACATTTGCTTACTTGTTACTACCAATGGTTTCTAATAATCAATTAAATTATGGTTTAATAATTATATTACTTTCTATATTTGTAATTGATGGAGGAACTAAAATAAATTATGGTTGTAATGAAACAAGAAGTGTTGTTCTAGGTGGTTTAACAGGATTTATATTAGGAACAATATGGTATACATTGTTACATATGTCTGGTAATGATAATCTGCTTTATTTTGATGAACTAAACAGTAATAATATATTATGTAGTAAACCAAGTAAACAAAAATTTAAATGTTCTGTTTACAAAAATGGACAATTAATAAGTGATAAAAAACTTTAAAATATAAATGAATTTCTATTTTTTAATAAAAAATTAGTAAATTCCTTTAATATATCATTTTTTGTTCTAAATATCATCATATCATTACGAATTGACGTTTTTTTTCTTAGTGTTTTAAAAAAAACACTTAATACCAAATTTAAATCCTTTATTTTATATTGATCTAATACATCCATTTTATATATTTTTTTTCCAGTTTTTTTATTTACTCTATTATGTAAATCAAACATAATATTTTTTAATTTTTCTATAGTATTAACAGTGTTAATATTAATAGTACCTAATAATTTTGTACTATGTTCTCTACATTCCGGACATGGAAGTATAGAACAAATTTCTTTATAAAAAAAAAATGTTTTTTGAATAATGTTAGGTTCATTTGATATTAATTTTTCTGTTAATGTATGAAATACATCCCATACAGCATTACCCCATTCTTCTTTTGATACCATTATAACATAAAGATATAATTTTATTTATATAAAATGAAATATATTATTGAAGGTTATGGTGATTTTGATCTAAATAAAGAAATTTTAAATTATAAAAATAATAATGAAGAAGATGTTTGTTTATTAACAAACGAACCACTTACATATAATCATATTACACTAGAATGTAATCATAAATTTAATTATAAACCATTATTAGAACAACTTAGAATAATTAAACAAACAAAAAATTATTTTAATAAAAATAGATTAAAAATAGATGAAATATCATGTCCTTATTGTAGAAATATTCAAAATAAAATTTTACCTTATATATCCATTGAAGAAGTAAATAAAATTAGAGGAATCAATTATCCCACTAAATATTGTATGGAATACAAAATATGCAGTGAGAAAAATTGTAAGAATAACGCGTTTGAATGCGAACACGGTGTATTATGTAATACACATTATAAAAAATATCAAGAAAAAGAAATGATTAAACTATATGAGAAAGAAATAAATATTTATAAGAAAAAAAAATGTAAAGAATTAAAAGAAATATTAAAAGAACAAAACAAAAAAATAAGTGGTAATAAAATAGAATTAATATTAAGAATTATTGGATAAATTAAAATTCCATATCATAATCATCTAATTGTCCAAGATCGACCTTCTTTATTTGATTTACATTTGTTTGAATAGATAAGTTCTTAGAGTTACATATTTTGTCTTCAACTAAATCACCAAAATCAATCTCATCCTCATCTTTATTTTCTCTATCACTTTTAAATATAGTTAAATCTTCCATATCAAGCATTAATTTAAATGAACTGGTTCCGAAATATCCTTCTTGTCCACACATAACATTTGCTGAGATACCTCGTAAATTGTCTAGTTCGGCGTGTCTTGCTGCTTTAAAGAACATCTCTGGTGTTTCTTCAAATGATGCTTTTGCAATTGGTCCAATATCATCATTGTTAATTCCATGTCTAAATATAGAGACCATCTTATCATTACACGTCATTCTATCACATAGTAAACTAATATGGTGATAATTAATATATGTGTTATCAAATTCAATCACTTCACTAATTTCATTGAAGATTGACTGCCGCGCCGCTTCAATACCAAGTACTCTATATATTTCACGAATATCATTCGTATATGTTTTTGTTGTATCAATATACTCTAAACCAAGAATATCTGTTAGATTTGTTCCTACAGTATCTAAGACCCACGATTCTTTTTTTACAAACTTATCATCTTCGAGAACTAAAGTATTCATTACTTTTCTAGGAATTACTTTTGAAATGTTAACAATTCCTCTAAGAACTAAATTATCAAGTAAATGTTCCTGGAAATTTTTTAGTTTATAAATCTCATCTTGTTGATCAAGAGATTGTATTTTTTTCTTTTGATTTCTCATACGAATTCTAAATACTAAATTATCATCATTAAAGTCACTGTAAATACAATTAATTTCATCCTTATATACACTCATTATAGCAAAATGAATATCATCCATTGTTAATTCACGTTCTAATAATTCCTCTTTATCAATATGAATGCGGATAACCCATTTAGAATAATTATCATCCACCGCATCATAACTTTCACATTCATCCATTAATTTTTCAAATTCATTAAATTGCTCGAGAAGTGTTGAATCTTCTTTAAATTCTTCATTTCTTGGGTCATAACAAATATCGACTTCGGATACGACTTCTCTTAGTTTAGAATGTTCTACACGATTCATAATTCTTAATGCATTTTCTTTATCGTGTTGTTCGTGTGGATGTAAATATAAAGTACAAGAAGGATTCTTAGGATTTTCAGAAAGCGATAGAATTTCTTCAATTCTTGGAACTCCACGAGTTACATTTGATTTACTTGCTACGCCTGCAAAATGAAATGTATTTAATGTCATTTGTGTTGTCGGTTCTCCAATACTTTGAGCAGCAATAAGTCCTACCATTTCTCCTGGCGAAATAAGAGATTGTTTGTATGTTCTCCATAATTGTTCTAGCAAAGAAACAATTGCTGTTTTATGTAATCTATGTTTAAATAAATTAAAAGGTGCTAGATTGTAATAATAGTTAATTTTAAACATATCAGAAGGAACAACATAATATAACGATTTTATTTTTTCATAATACATATCTATTAATTCATAACATTCATTCGGTGTAATATCAATTAATGTTGATTTTGTAATATTAAATTGTCCTTTAATATTTTGAATAAGATGATTATAGGATATAGGTAAACAAACACCTGATTTCTCTTCATTTTTATTTACATCTTCAATAATAATATTTCTTTTATCAATCATAATATCTGTTTCTAGTTTACACCGTTTATTTAATTCTTTTAATTGTCTTGTTAATCGTTTTTTTGCTGTTGTTTCAAATAGCATCTTAAACGATGACAATTCTTCTTTATCTGTTGGATAATTAAAATGTTTATAAATTTCCTCAATAGATTGTTTTAGTAATGGTAAGTTTTGATTTTCTAATTTGACAGTATCAAAACTATCCCCTCCATATGAATATTGAATAATTTTATTTTTGTTATTTCGTACAGTAAGATCATATTCTACCTTTATATCTTCCATACCTTTTACAAGACGTCTTTGAATATAACCTGTTTGACTTGTTTTAACCGCTGTATCAATTAGACCAATACGACCACCCATCGCATGAAAGAATAATTCTTGTGGGGTTAATCCAGAAATAAATGAATTTTCAACAAAACCTCTTGCTCCAGGAGTATCATCGTATTTTGTATAATGAGGTAATGTTCTATCTTCAAAACCATAGGGTACACGTTTGCCGTCAACTTGTTGTTGACCTAAACAACTAATCATTTGTGAAATATTAATTTCACTGCCTTTACTTCCAGCATTTACCATAATAACAAATCTATTGTCTTTATCAAGACTATTTAAACCAATGTTACCTGCGTCACTTAATGCTTTTCCTAAAATATTATTAACCTCCGTCTCAAAAACCTCGACATTATCTTTTCCACTTTTATTTTCAAATAATCCTAAATGTGTTTTATCAATAAGAAGTTTAACATCTTTTTTCTTTTCAAGAATAATATCACTAATTTTTTCATTTGTTTTAATATCCGCAATTAAATCACTAATCCCTACACTGTAAGAACTTGTTTTCATGTATTCGGTAACCATATTTTGGAGATCATCAATAAATTCTGAACAACGCATATTACCAAAATCATTACATATACGGTGTAATAAACCTTTAGAACCATCACCTAAAACACCTTTTTCAATATGTCCTCTTTTAATAACTCCATTTTTTATTTCTAATACATTATTTGAATTCATTTCGTCTTCTTCCTCCTTAAACTTTTTAGTTTTATATTTTAAAGAAAGGGGTGGAAGAATCTGTGAAAGAACATTAAAACTGTCTTTTTCGTTAATTTTTGATAAATCAATATTTTTAATAGTCATCAATAAATTCATAGTTTCACGTTGTGTAAATTGAATATTTTCACGTGTAAATCGGTGAATACCTAAAAGAGAATCTTGAAAAATACCTACAATTGGTTTATTATTTGCCGGACTTACAATTTGCCACGGTACTGCTGCTAAATTTAGAAGTTCAGATTCTGACTCGTTGTCTTGGGGCATATGCAAATTCATTTCATCACCATCAAAATCAGCATTATACGGTTTTGTATCAGCAACATTCATTCTAAATGTATCTCCTACAGGCATAATTTTCGCAATGTGACACATCATAGACATTCTATGAAGTGTAGGTTGTCTGTTAAATAAAATAGAATCTCCATTTAACATATGACGATGTACAACGTCACCATTTTCAAGTTCAATTGATTCACGATCTACATACCGTAATGAAATATTGTCGCCATTCGATTTTACAAGAATTTTTGCTCCAGGCCATTCATCTGGACCATTATGAACAAGTTTTAATAAGAATTTTTTATTACGTTCATTTACAACAATTGGACTTGTAATATTTTTTGCGATTTTTAGAGGTATACCTAATTCACGAATTGATAAATTTGGATCTGGTGTAATAACTGAACGCGCACTATAATCTACACGTTTTCCCATAAGATTTCCTCT